GGATTTAAAAAATCCTTAGGTCTTGGTTATGCGGATAGCGCCCAAAAACTGCGTTTTCGGGCTGTATTGCATCCCTAACTCCATAGGTGTTAAAACACCTATAGTCGTTTAAGGGATACCTTTATTTTTATAGTTTTCATCCAAGTGTATTACGAATAAAACATCAAATTTATTTGGCTTAGAATTAAGTAGATATTTTTGTTCTAAAAGGTGTGTGTTTTTTTTACCAATTATATATCCTACTAGAACATTATTAGAAAATATGCAATACCCATAATATTGCCGGTGTATATCTGGCTTTTTAATTTGATTTTTTTCATCAATTACAAATTGCTTTATTTGTTCCTCTGTCCTATCAGTTGATGAACCATAGTCATTATAGATTTTAGTTAGTTTTTTTATTTGTTCTGCATTTAATACTGACATTGAAACTAAACGCAATCCCTTATTATCTAATATTTTTATTTTAGTTTTCTTGCTCTGCTTGCTCTTCCGAGTTATATTGCTTGTTAGTTTCATATGATTAAATTATAATTACTAATAATCACTAATAATAAGTAATATTTTTAGAACAATAACAATAATAATATAAAGCCTACAATGATTATAATTAGATAATCAAAACTAGAGAAACCACATTCTTTAAAATGATATCACCATCAAGTAAATATTTCGATTTCTTAGAGCGCTTAGCTACTAAAGTAGCTATAGAATTGCCTAACAAGATGTATGATACCAATTATAAATACAGTCTAGCAAAATATCGTGAATCTATTAATTCTATAATAAGTAATTATCAATCCCGTATGAATTCGACAGGAACTAGTGAGGATAACAACCCAATACAACAACTTATTAAATGCATTACTCCTGATATAATTGATGATTTCCTAGTTTACAAGATGCAAAGGGAATATCATCAATTAATCACTACACGGATTACTGAAATTGCGGCTATACCCTTAGTAGAGCAAAAGAGCCCAGAATGGTTCCGTTTGAGGGAAGGTATGATATCTGCAAGTGATGCCGGTTATTTCCTAAAGAAATGTGGTGCAGCACGTGCGGTGGATACACTCCGGTTGAAATTAGGATTAAAGACTTATCCTAATAGCGCAGCGCCATCTCTTATGCACGGGAATACCTACGAAGATGTAACTCGTGCAATTTATGAATCCCGTAACAAGGTAGAAGTTGCAGAGTATGGTATACTCAGTTCACCAACCACATGCATTGGTGCCTCACCTGATGGCATTATTGTCAAGTGTCTGGCTGATACATTTGCTTGTCAATCCCGTCTTGGTAGGTTGCTAGAGATTAAGAATCCATATTCTCGTGAGATTGATGAGACTATTAAGCCTGAATATATGGTGCAAATCCTTCAACAACAATATACTACTCAGCTTCCAGTATGCGATTTTGTAGAAACTACTATAGTGGATAAATATTCAACTACCAGTGCAGGCAATTATAAGGCATATTTAACTCTAGAAGAGATGTTAGCGGATAAGCTTGACACTAGCCAGCCATCTTATGTTTCCCGCATAAAGAATCATAATATTCCTGCGGAGAATTTAAATAAATTTGGTAATGAGAAAGGGTTGCTAGTGTGGTATCAAAAAGCCATCACTCCAAGTGATATTAGAAATAAGTATATTATGTATCCTCTGAGCCTGCCATATCAACAGCTAGAAATAGAAAAATGGATAGTGGATACAAACTCCGCACAGTTTGCTTGTGGATTCATGTTTAAAGAGGTTAAGTTCTGGCGACTGGATGTATATGCTGAGAAAACAGTAGTATATGACCAGGGCTTATTTGAAGGTGAATATGTACCACTGTTATGTGAAGTTTGGGGGGTTATTTGCAAGTTTAGGAGTTTGCAGAAAACAGGCATTTCAAACATGGATATCGCAGCATATATCGAGGATTTGGAAAATCAGAAAGATAATCCTTTTTATAATGAGAATAAGAAAAAAAGGAAAATGAAATCTACTCCCAGCACTACTAGCATTGTTTCTTTTGGTGATTCTAATAATGATATTGAATTAGATTTTTGAATAGTTAACTGAAAATAAAGAAAATAGGAAAAAAAGAAAAAAAGAAAAAAAAATATTTACCGGTCTTTCTAACAGAACTGCGCACGCGTGCGTACAGTAGTGTATGGAGCTTTAATACTTAAGCTTGTCGGCGGATGTGCCAAGGATGACAGGTGCATTTTTGCTGTTGCATGCACTACAAAAGTGGCAGCGACACAGGGAAAGTGGGGCTTGGGGTGGTGGCTCGTCTCGGCGGCAGGTTTTGCAAATCCCGCGTATCCGTCGTAGAACTCCATCCGGATCTGTGGGATTGATGGGTTCTCCACATTCGAAGCATGCTGCATCAGGGTCCGTCGGGCACAGGAAGCGTTTGTCTGCCATCTGCGAATATGCTTTTTATTAATATATTTTTCAAAATTCAAATTTTTTTTATTATTTCTGAAAAATGCTATTTTTCAAATAAACTAGTACCGGCTTAAATTTAATTTATTATCCTACCGGCTTAATTTAAGACGGTACACCAATAAAATAATAAACATTGAAAAATTATAAATTGTCACGAAAAAATATTTAAAAACTGGTGTAATAAATTTAAGCAGCTATTATTTAATCGGTTGTTTATGATGAATAGCTACACTGGAAAATAACATTACAATATCATATAACTTACAACTAAAACAAGTAATGTGTAAAACCTTATCCCAGGATTTGCATCTTCATTACGATCTAATAAACTATTATCTAATTTTACTATTTGATTTATTCGGGGTTCATTATCCTTGGATATGAGTTCATTATTATCCAGACATGTAGACTTGTCATTTGCATTAACTAATTTACCCCATTCTTGAATGGTCCATTTATTCCCCATACTGAGATTGCAATTGCTGCAAATAGGTCGCAAGTTGCCAATGTCATATGTACCACCTTTGGACTCTGGAATATCATGACCTACTTGATAATTAAATACATTTATCATATTATTGCACCATGGAACATAACATTTGCTAGAATAAGTTTCGCCATTATATGTGTTCCATACAACTTCCCGTATGCGTTTTGGCAAACAAGCTGTGTCTGCAACAGTCCCTGACCCAAATCCAGATATAGATTTATTGCCTGTACTAGACAATCTAATCGGTTCCATATTTTCATTATAATGTGTTTTCTTATTTTGTGTTTTCCTATCTGGTGTCTTCTTCTGTCGCTTATTTGCGGGTTCTTCTTTATCAGAATTATTATGCTTCTTTTTATTTCCATTATGATTAGTAGTGGTATTGTAAAAGTTCTTGCATTTTCCTTTAGTAATATTATTTGCGATACTTTCAGCAGCAATTGCGCTAGTGAGTTTTCGCTTTAGTACAGTATTCATTTTTCTAATAATAATATTTTTAATCCATTTAGTATCTTGAATTCCAAAAATTTTATTAGAGATACAAAATATAGAAAAATAAATTCAATCTAGAATTACTTCTTTCTAGAGTATCAAAAAAAATAAAATATAACATAATTATAAAGATACTTATTAAATAATCTTGACACTTAAAATTTAAAAATGGCAAATAACAAAGCTAACACTAACAAAACACTAGGAGGTTCCAAGATGCCAAAAGCTAATTGGGCGCTGATGCTAGGTATCGGACTTTTAGTTGTAGTAGTGGTTGCATTGTATTATATGAAACGTAGCAATGAAGGTTTTGCTAGCGGTTCCAATAATAACGTTTCTAAGAAGCAGTCCAATACCTTAATAACCGAAACGGATATTAAGGGCCGTCTTAATCCTGAAAAGGGTGAATGTGTAATTGCACTCTTCTACGCAGATTGGTGTCCTCATTGCCAACATTTCAAACCTCATTTTCAACGTGCAATTAAAGAGCTTAATGGTAAACCTGGCAAAGATGGTAAGAAGATGCGTTTAGAAATGGTTGATTGTGATGCCAATAAAGATGTTGCTCGTCAATACGATGTTAGTGGTTATCCTACTGTAAAGATTTTAGGGGATGATGGTACCCAAGTTGAATATGGAGGTGACCGTACTTATGAAGGTCTTCGCAAGTATCTAGTATCCGATGATTAATGATTGATTATTGATTATTGATGATTGATGATTAGTTGCGGCATTCCTTAGCAATAGTTTCATATGCAATTTCAATGATATTATCCACATCCGCGCGAGTTGCATGTAACTTGAGGAAAGTCATAATATCACATGGAATCTCAATTATAATTATTTTGTATTTTTTCTCGTTTTCTTTAGCCTTCTTCTCTAGCGTAGGATGTAAAAATGTTGCGTGCAGAACAGCATTTAAATATTGATAGATGCTGGAATCTAGATAATTCCCTGGATTTATACATTCCTGTGTATTAGTGAGATATATACCTAGCGTTTTCAAATGTGTTAACTCTTGTGTTTTATCGTCTTCTTGCGCTTCAGAAGTATCTGATTGTAGTGATTGTGAAGTATTATCGATTGTTTCAATAACATAATCAATTGGTAAATTATCACAAAGCCCTCCATCACAATAAAGACATTCACCGATTATAACAGGTTCAAAGACGAATGGTATAGCTATAGATGCCTTAACTGCTTGATAAACTGGCAAGTCGGCATGATTGGTATGGTCTAGTAATTCAAATCGAGAAGTTGTAAGATTGGTAGTTCCTACTTTGAATGCTATACCAAAACGTTCGTATAACTCTCTAAAAGTAGTATTTTCACTACCAGTCTTATCTAACAAGGCATCTTTTAAAAATTGCACAATATTAGAACAGGAATTGACACCCTTAACCCGGATTAGATTGAGTAGAGAGTCTGCAGTAATGGGAACATATTCACTAAATTTCATATCTTTAAATTTATCATATATCTCACTATGTGAGTAGCCTATAATGAATAACATTCCAAATATAGCACCTGCGCTAGAGCCTATAACTGTTTTAATTTGTTGGGTTGATTTATGTTCTTCTAGATATCGAAACAGACCTATATAGCTAATACCTAATAAACCACCACCAGATAAGACTAGATTCTCTATTTTATCAAGTTGCAATTGCATTCTTATATTCTCCCCTAGCCTTTCTAGCATATCTATTTTATGTTAAAAATACTAATTAAAAAAAATAAAAGAAATAATGAATTAACCGTTAACTCAGTTAACAATAGCAGATAGGGTGATTACTCGAACCTTTGGCTGGGGCCAGGTACATTATTAACCATAGTACCACCGCCTGGAACTGCTTGACGTAGACCAGTAGGGGTAGGTGCGATATCTCCTAGGTAATTAAGGTTGTCTAGAGGGGATGCGCACATATTGGTCTTTTGGTCTAGAGGCCAAGCGCTAGGAAGATTCTTGCAAGCCTCTTCTGGCTGTCCAAAAGTGTAATATACACGACCAGTTCCTATACCATTAATATCATTAAGCACATACTTGGTAGTACGACCATCTGTAACAAATAAATATTGTTCAGGAACCATAGTACCAACATCAAAGGGCTCTTTGCTAGTCTGGGTAATAGGGCAAGGTCCGCAGCAATTGAGCTGACAGGCAATATGCCGTTGGCGGTCCATTAGTGCATCAGCATTACTCTGGAGAAAAACACGATAATGTAGAGAATTTGAAATGTTATTATCAGCGCGAATTAAATCATTGATATAATGGCTAGAGCGATAATCCGTGAAATGCCGTCCATCAGCCATGCGAGGTGGGCATTGAAGGTGTTTATTGTCTGATGTTTTAAAGCAGGAACTATCTCCTATATTCATTTTGCTAGGATGTTTTTGAAA